AAGATAGAAAGAGTAGCCAGCGGGTACAGTAAATACTGCCGCTTGGTTTTTGCCGCGTCCTGCGATGATCTTAGCGTACACAACAGCATTATAACTTGCTGTCACATCTCCAACCGCGTTGCCTGCGGCTGTAATCAAATCGTTAATACGGAAGAAAGAATTTGTAGTAGTTACAGGAGTTGTGCCGTTTAACGCTACAACCTCTGTCAAAATATTGTAGTTTGCATCCAGCCCATTTATCAAAATATTGACAGCTGTATCACTTGCACTTGTGCTTACTAAAGACAGCTGTTGCGCGGAAGAAAGAAAGGGAAGAGCCGTGTTGTTCTCCCAAGGCGTATGGAATGACGTACCAATCGCTGGGTTAGTACCAAATATGTTACGGACTGAATGACCCGGAATCTGTCCACGAGCGACCTGTAGCTCAAACGGTTCGCTTGTGCCAACTTGAGATATAGATCGAATCTCGTAGACAGACATTGGTTTCACCCAAGAAAGATGGTTAGTTCTGCTGCGGTGCCCGAAATAGCACTAACAAACACACCGTCTGTAGCAACAACTCCGTCCCCAGGAACATTAAGCAAAGTATGCCCAACGGGGAACTTTTGCTGAATAAGAGTGTCTCCGCCACTACCATTAGTAATAGTGAAGGCACCCGCTCCTGTGCAGAACACACCCACCTGTTTAATGCGTGAACGAGTAGGCCCTACAGCACCCGTTGTTGTCGCATTATAGGCCTTTACTGGACCAGCCATAATAACCTCCTATTATCCAGCAGAAACAGTTAATACACCGCTATTGCTGTAGATTTGACCCGCAACTGAAGGGTCTGAGGTAGGGAGATCTGAAATAATGATAACGCTATTTGTACCATCATGAGTAATTGAAATATTTTCAGTTACTGCACCAGTCGTTGCGTTCTTTGTAATGTCTTTAAAACCGTTTTCAGAACGGACGGGACCGCTGAAAGTTGTGTTAGCCATGATATACTCCTGTCGTGGCTGGTGTCAGCTTCACCATGAAGCTGTCAGGATAACCGAGTATACCATTAAAAAAGAGGAGCCGCAACGAGTACGGCTCCTAGTTTAGGGGAGGAATACAATAATACCATAAAGAAAGACGGCTATCAAACGATAGCCGCCCTCTCAACCCAAAGACGAAACTAAGGGCGTGGTTACTTATGCACCTTCTGAACCAAATACACAACGCGGATCAGAGAAGCCGAAGCTGTAACGCTCACGAGCCTTGAAACGCATGTTACCTGTGTCGAAGTCTGCTTCCATCTGAGTTGACAGTGGCACACGCTCAAAGTGGACGAATCCACGCGGAGCATCTGTTGTCAGGAAGAAAGCATTTGGATCCGTTAGGAAGTCGTTGACGGCATAACCATCAGGCAACATACCCATTGAACGAATCGCGTTGACATCATTGTCGGCAGTACCAACACGAAGGTTGGATACCATCAGGCGTTCTGCAATGAACTGTAGCTGACGTGGAACGACCAGCTTCATGCCGCGCAGAGCGACCTTCAGACCACGTTCGTCAACGAAACCAGCAATACTGATCAGAGCGTCTTCAAGAGAAGTTTCGTTCAAATCAGCGGCAGTTGATGGTTCGTTAGCAAAGGTGCTACCGTTGGTCAGCGGGTGGTCAGTTGCGCAAAGTGCTTTGCCATCACCACCAGTTACGGCAGTGTCAAAGGCATTGTTAAGCACAGAGGCAGCTTTAACCTGCTTTGTGTGAGCCATTGAACGAGCAAGAGCACGAGTGTAGCGACTGGAGAGACGATCATAAAGATTATCTTCCACAGCTTCTTCAGTAATGCTGAATGCCAAAGCAATGGTTTCATGGTTGTAACGAGCAGTATATGCTTCGTTAGCGTCATCAAAATTCACCGCAGAACCTTCTGATTTAGTAGGTGCCGCGCCAAACCCGGATAACATGACCTCCTCCTCGAATGCTCTATCAGAGGATTCGGTGGTGAAGATTTCGGCGTGCTGGTTTTCGTAGCGTGAATACTCCATACCAAATAGAGCATTAAGGCCAGGTTCCAGCTCTTTCGCCAATTGTTGACGTGAAATAGCCATTGTCTAAGCCTCCTTATACGCCAGTGGTTGAAACAGTGCCACCAGCCGCAGCACCATTGGCACTGTTGAAGTGGTTGTTCAAACGCACGATTACAGGGATACCAGCAGCAGTAAAGTCCTGGCTTTCAGGATCTTCTTGCCAACCCATAATACGCAAGTTGAGCGTATTAGTAGTAGCAATAGTGCTAACAGCAAGAGAAGCAGAGGAAATACCTGTTGTGGTAGAACCCGAAGTTCCTGTTGCAAAGTTAGCATTGGCGAACACATGTCCGCGCAAAGTTGCTTTGCTGGTTAATGACGCATCAGATGCAATTGCGTACAACTGCATTGGGTCGTCATATACGAATGCCTTGACGGGATGATTGGTATCCGCGCCTGAACCAGGCCAGTAGTTTGAGAACACAGTCTCACCAGTTGTCGAGGACACATACTCACAGCCCCAGAAAACACCAAGCAAACCTACTGTTCCACCAGCCGCTGCGCCCACGATATCAATGTATCCTGTGGACAGAGGGATGACCGGGGAACCTTGGTAGATTGCGTTGCTATTGCCTGCAGCAATTTCGTAGAGTGTGTACCCTGACGCACCAGTTGAATTAGCATTCGATCCTAATTTTGCAATAGGACGAAGGCCAAAAGAACCATTAGCGTTTGCCATGGGGTTACTCCTTCACAAGTTAATCGGAGTCGCGTTTGCGACCTCCAAAGGTTACACGACTTTGCCGTTCATTACTGATCGGCATTGAAGGATGTTGTTCCTTCATTAAGTCCTGGTCAACAGCGGTCATTTGTTCGCGGGTCCGTCCCCGGTAATAATCGGTTCTTTCCTGCGCTGTCTCTTCAGGTATACGGGCAAGCATCAGTCCACCAGTACCAATTATTCCAGCATGTTGCCCTTCGTCTATAGAGGCAAAATCAGATCCTGGGTACTCATCGGCTCTAACAGGTTCCCATCCTTCACGAAGTTTCGCATGGACGTTCATCTTGTCTTCATCACCTCTGAGTGCTGTACGGATCCAACGATGTCTATATCCATCGGGAGCTTCCGGAGCCTCTAGTCTGCTGGGCGGTGCCCATGGTTTGCGGCGCGTTTCTTTTTCGCGTGTCTGGGTTGATCGTGGTTGTCTTGAATCACTCATAGCATTACTCCTTTACATACTTAGCGTATTCTTCAAGAGGAACACCAAGTTTTTTAGCCATTGCTACCTGTGATGGAGACAACTTGACGGTCCTGCGCCCCTGTTTGTTACTGCGGGATGCGGAAGTTGAAGCCGAGGCGACCCTAGAACTTCCCCCGTTTTTGGGTTTACCCATTTCGTTTGGAAAACGGTTTTGTAAACGGGTATCCAATTCACTATAATACTCATCGCTTCCCGCGTCAAACCCTTCTTCAAGAAGTTGCTTGTCTATTACGAAAGCGGCATTAGTCATTATCTCATCTTCGCCAAACCACTCGTGTCCTGCGGCCCATTTTTGTGCTTTGGGATCAGGTTGTTGTGCTTGTGGCTGTTGAACCCGTGGCTGTGGTGCAGGTTCTTGCTGCCGCTGTTGAACAGAAGCACTTTCCTGCCGCTGTTTTGCCAAGCGAAAACGCTCTTGTTCTATGGAAATTTTAGAAAGAGCCTGTTGAGCATCGAATAATGCATCAGCATCGCCACGATCATGAGCTTCTCTGTAAGCCTGTTTTGCTGTAGACAACTGAGACTCAATACGATTTCCGTACTCAGAAATGTAACCTTGGTCTAAGTTACTTAGCTTTGTTTTTAGCTGTTCGTTTTCTGTTTTTAAAACTTCCGCTAAACGAGCCGCTTCTTCTTTGTCTCGTTCTGCAAAGCGGTACTTTTCAGTTAGTTTTTTGATGCGCTTTTGCACACCCTTACTATAGTTGTCCAGTTCGTCTTCCGAAGTGTCCTGTTCCGCTGTCACTACCTGCGGTGCAGTATCTTCTTCTTGCTGTTCAACCTGTTTTCCAGATTCGTCAAGGGTTACCTCAACTTCTTCTGTCATTTGTGCTTCTGCCATTTATGCCTCCTCAGACCTGTTTTACATCATCTGGTTCTAAAATAGTGGCTATCACTTCGTCATCATTAATGATACGAACTTCGCCTCCATCAATCTTAAACCGTGATCCTGCGTAGCGACCAATACACACCCACTGACCTTCTTGACACCACGCTTCTGGAGTATCTCCAAATTTGTTGGGGTCTTGGTAGGCCAAAGGTCCTAGCTTCAACACATAGGCTACTACTGTAGCCAAGGCTTCTCGCTCTCTCGCTTGGTCGGGAATTATAACGCCACCTTCTGTTTTAGCTCTGCCTTGATAGGGCATAACTAAAAGCCTCCAGCCTGTAGGCTGCGGTAAGCGTTCTTTTAAGGTTTTTTGGAGTAGGCTAGGGTCAAGCACTTTTTCATTAGCGTTAACGTAAGCCTCTTCAACTGAGGTGGATTTTTTATCGGCTACTTTTGCTGCGATATGATCAGGAACGTATAAAGTCTTCGCCATCGTCTGTGTTTCTCTCCAGCAGGGATTTAATTTCTTCCTTGGCGTAGACAAGTCCCTGTACTTCTCCCACCAACCGCTGATACTGCTCAAAGTTTTGAACACCACCAGATGTTAACATGTCGGCAACCTGATATTCTCGTTGCTCTAACAATTTATATATGTATTTTGCGAAGTCTGCAACATCCATTATAAAATATCTTTGTAGCTTGCTTGTTTATCACTTGTGATCGGGCCACCTTCTGCCCAACTATCACATGTATTATCGGACTCGCAAACAAACTTCCAGATCTGACAGTAGCCCGTGTTGCCGGACTCATCACCTATGCACTCAAGCATATCTTCCGTCTGGTTATATGCAGAACAACTTCCACATACGTCATCTGCGCGGAAAGCCGAAGTGATATTAGGCTCACGATAGTTTGCTTCCTCTATCGCAATTTCACGGTTTTCTGCGTTTAGGTCAGCGTCTTGAGTGGGAAGAGGACATGCTTTTCCGTCATCATCGTCTGACATTTTATCTACCGGGATACCACCGTCCGGCATAATACTTATCATAATGGTAGGCATTAGTATGTCCCGCTAAACTTTTTGCCTTTTACAGCAGAACCTGAACCTCGGCACATGCTACCAACTTCAACAGACATGCCGTCTTTGAAGCCTTTAACTCTACCGCCGTAACGATAGGAGCGGCCAGTCTCTTTAAATAGATCAGACTTTATTTCATCAACCATATCTTGATCGCCAGACTCTTGAGCCGATCTAAGCATCTCTTTTAGTTCTACAGTACGAACGTCTTCATCGACATCGCCGCCAGAAGCATATTTAACCATGCCGCCACTCATCATACTATTTTTCATCACTTGCTCCTAACATATTTTGAAACGGCTCTGTTTCCGAACCAGAATGACATGATTGCAGCAAAAAGTCCAGTCGTTTCAGGACTCCACATCAAATCCACTGCTTCCTTCCAATCTCCGCCAGATTCTAAGACCTTCAACATAATCACGACTTCGACCATGACAAACATTAGGAAGAAGGCGTAAGTAATAACAGGCCTAACACTAC